TCTTCGCCAAGAACTGCACGATAAATTACAACTCTTTTGTCTATAAAATTATTGTTTACAACCAATGACAGTGTTGTTAGGTCAACAGCGGTGAATTTCATATCAACACTTGAAACCCTTACATCTCTGCTTTCTGTTATTTGCCCAAACTGTAAGAATTGTCCTTGTGCTAGGTATGTGTTTGGCCCTGCGTCAGGTGCCGTGGCACTATCGTAAGAAAGGTCTATGTTTGTGCTTGTGAAATATTTGGTTGAACTAAGATGTAGTTCAATTAAATCTGCAACGAATAATTGTCTGTCAGCAAGTTTGGTTTGTGTTGCTGATGCTATTGCCCTTGTCATTATACTTCCTCATTCAGCGTCACTTCATATCTAAACGTGCCATCTTTGCCGTGTATGAATTTGATCTCGTCGTTGTCTTGATAAACTTTGATTGGTACGTTGTTGTATTGGATTATGCCTGTGGCATCACTTACCAAAGCAGGAAATATGTTCAACACATCAACACTTGATCCGTCTAGATCTATATCTTCAGTTATTAGATAACACTTGTCATGGTTGTTGAATTTTATTAGGTCGCCCTTTTTCAATGTGCCATTGCCTCCTGAAACGCCTACTTTTTTTGATCCTTTTTGATTGTTGTAATTAGGATCAACACTTGAATCTTCTACCACTGTGACATTGTTTGTGGCAGTGCCTCTTGTTGAACTGATGCCAGGCGGCACAACAGTAAAGGTACCAAATTGTCCTTCTTGTGCTGACAGGAATGCAAAATCAGCCATAAAATCTGCCCTTGTCATTGCAGGCGATTTTAACCTTAGACTAAAAAATTGTGTGCCAGTTTTTATCCTATGTGTCTTACCACTGACAGCGGTTGTCATTCTTGTTGGTGTGTTAGATTGAAAATCTAACGTGTCAAATCCTTGAGATGCTGTGAACAAAGCCATTATGCGAATAAACTCCTTTTGCCTCTTTCAGCAAGTCCTTTGTTGATCAGCCCAACGATCATGTCTTGCCTTGTTGTTAATAATTGATCAAAGTCTGTGGCATCTATGGTGTTGATATTGAATGTGACTTCTATGTTGTCTCCACCAAATCCACCAGAACCACCAGAACCACCAAGTTCGTTGTTTGGTATTACCGTTCCAGACGATCCAGGTACAAAAATTTCTGGGCCTCTTTCACCAACCAATATTGGCTGATTGGCACCTGTCATACCACCTGAAGCGAAGCCAGGAATCCCTATACTTGCTCCGCCAGTCAAGAACGCCAACACAGTTCTTAGTCCAATTTCTGTTCTTAATCCTCTGTTTAATTTTTCTTGTGTACGAACTTGATTTTCAAAAAATTCCTTCAATGGTTTTAAAATGAAAATTGTGATACCTAGGTCAATAAAACCTTGTATCAGTGTTCTTAGAGTTTGTTTGGCAATTTCGCCCAGTGCATCTTTCAATGATTTTGATTGGAATATGACATCCGTCAACGCACTTGAGGCTGTGCTTCTGAAAGCACTGAAGCCACCTGCCACTACAGATATCTGCCTTTCTAGTAGTGTTGCTGATCCTATGACTTCATCTAATGATTGCACAATCACATTGGTTTTAAGTGATTCTTCTATCCTGTCACCAATTGCCATCTTGCCTAGTGTAGAATCTACACTACGATTCATTCTATTAAATTCTTTTATGACACCATCAACCATGTCTGGCACTATAGAACCGCTGACCACTTCTTTGTCTGTGTCGCTAAAGAAACCAACTACGGTGTCCTTGATTCCTTTCATCTTGCCAGTGATACCTGTCTTCATGTCATCAAACTGTCCAACAACTTTGTTTTTGAAATCTGTGACCGCTTTGACTGTGTCTGTGACAATGGCTATAAAACTTTTGAATAATTTTATGACACCACCTATGGCATCAAGAACCAATCCTAACACTGTGATTAGACCTTTCAATGCCTTACCTGTTAGTTCACCTAACGCACCAATGGTTTCTCTGTTTTCATTGATGATTTTGGTAAATCCACCAACTGCTTCTTTCAACGCAGGAGATAGTCCTTGTCCAAAATCATCTGCAACGTTTTTGATTGCAATACTGGCGTTTGAAAACTCTGTTGAAAGATTGCTTACTACCCTTTGTGTGGCACCAGCGTATTTTTCTTGAATACCTTCAGCAAGTGCATCTGTAATTTTTTTAGCACCTTCTGCCGTCTTACCAAACGCAGATATTTCCATCCTTGTTATGCCTAGTTTTTCTTCTAAGATTTGAAGTACAGGAACACCTCTGTCTGATAATCTGTTAATCTCTTCAAGTCCAAGACCACCTGATACCGTTCTGGCAAATAGGTCTGTCATCGCTTCCAATGAACCTATTTGGTCATTTGTAATCGCCGCCGTGTCTGTGAAAGTAGTTAGAAGTTTTTCTGTTGGTTCAATACCAGCCGCTTTCAATTTAATGAAAGTCTTGGTCAAGTCCTCTACACCAAACTGCGTCTGTGTGGCAAATTCACTGATGAACTTGAAAGCATCCGCACCGTCTTTTGTTGACCCTGTGACTGAACTTAGAGTAGTCCTAAGGTCTTCAAATTCTTTTGTCGTGTTGACAATGAATGATCCAACCCTTACTGCTCCAAAGGCAACCAAACCAGCCGCGGCACCTTTTAAGGCCGTGCTTATTTTAGTCCACTATTGGATAGTTTACTGAGTGAATTATTGACACTGCCAAGAGCCTGTTGGTTCTTGACCGCAATGTTCAGCAATAAATCTTCTCTAGCCACTTCTATTTTCTCCTAATTTGTTGTTTTTGTTTTTGCATAGTTTTTCTATTCTCCCTATCCTCAAACAACAAGTATCCCGCCCAGAGTTCAAACTCCAGTGTTGTCATCTGTAATATTTCTTCAACAGACTTCTTCAGCCTGTCAGCGAGCATCATTACAAATCGTATATCAACACTGGCACCTATTCCTTTGCCGCTTGTTCCTGCGTGGCTTGGAATCGTGCATTATTGATCAATGAAGCAACCTTAACTACAACGTTAGGATCACTTTCATTCATTAACATCGCCCTGTCCGTGTCTTGAAAAAGCCTTTGACCATCTTTGTCTCTTGCTTTTACAAGGATACTTTCAACCAAAGCCTCTACTGTCTTTCCTGCTGATTGCAGTTCCAACACTTTGGCTTCGTCTTTTAGTGGATATGTTGTTCTATAAAAAATATCTGTGTCCCACTCTTCACAATGATATTTTTTTAATTCACCACCTATTGCGTTCTGGTAGTGTTTTGCTATCTTACTTGTTATTGTCATCATTTACTCCTTATTGTTCTTGGTTTTGCAATAACCTCCCTAAGAGCAGGTCGTGATACTCCTTTGGGGCGTTGTTTACTGTATCCTTCATCCAAACGATTGATGTAAGGCACTCTGTTTTCAATAACATATGAAAACTTGCCTTTCTTTCTCTCTTTCCATCCTCGTTGAGCACGACCAGTTTTGACTGGTGTGAACTTCTTGAGACTTTCAAGAAGATCTTTGGATACAAGGCGAACTGCTTGAGCCGTTTCCTTTGTAAGGCTGGCAATTACCCTTTGTGCGTTAAACTTTACATTAAAAGAAATCATTAGATATTCGTTCTTGTTAATGCTCCGTCACCTTGGAATGTAATACTAGCCTCAACCATTCCGTCAAAATTTGACGTGATTGAGTGACCAGTAATGATTACATTTCCTGATAGTTTTATACCTGTTGTTTCACCAGACGGGTATAACTCTATCGCTGTAGATGTACTTTGAGTAGATTTGGCCGCATTAAACAATGCTTCTTGTCCTGCTCCACCACTAGTGTCATCTCTAAAGAAAACATCCATCGTTCCAGAAAATTGTCTTAGACCTGGAAGATATGATCTGTTTCCCGCTCCCATCACTGTAGATTCAATTGCGTCAGTTTCTTGGTCAATTGTGAAATTTCTCACACTTGCCACTGCCGCTACTGACGATGCTGTATCACTAAATTTTACAACACCTGATTCTCCAGTGTATGAAGTTGTATTAGTAGCCATGGTTAGTCTCCTAAGTTAGAATCTTCTGGACTATGAAGATTAGTTTGTTTGATTTCAACATCTTTCGCCGTAAGTCTGTATCTGCTTTTGACCTTTGGTTTCAATGATGCTGTTTTAGACGGGACATCAAATGTCCACCCGTCATCAAGACAAGCCTTGGCTTCAAAGCCTCTGACCCATCGTGAATTTTGTCCTTTATACATTTTCGTTGCCATTATAGTGCTCCTTTTGTGTATGTGTATCTAACACTGACAGTCACAAGACATTCGCCAAGTGGCAATTCTCTTTCAACTACCTCTACATTTGTGATGGTTGTTGAAACATTGTGTATGTTTGCGTGTGTCATTGTAAGATCTCTGTTTCTGCTTTTCTCAAGTGATTCGCTAATGTTTTCAATTAGTTCATTACGTTGTGTGTCTAATTCATTGCCTCTTAAAAAACATCTCAGTTGAAATGTTATTGTGGCCTGTCTTTCATCTGTGCTGATGTCTTCTCTGTCTTCATTTGCGGTGTACACAAGGACCGCTGGATATTGTGTGATTGCCAGTTTCTGAACATCAAAGTG